CGTAAAATAAAACTATATGGAAAATTGGCAGAATTTGTCGGACATAAAGAGTTCGAAGTAAAAGTAAGTAATGTTGCACAGGCTGTAAGTTTTTTAATACATAATTTTCCTGACTTGGAAGCACACATGAGTCCACAGTATTATCAGGTAAAAGTAGGTAATTATGATATTGATAAAGATGAAATTGATTATCCTGTTGGAAGGGAGGATATACATTTTATACCAGTTATAGCTGGAGCAGGAGGTGGTGGAAGAAAGTTATTGTTAGGAGCAGTTTTAATAGGAGGTGCTATTTTTGCAGGAGGAGGTTTCGGAGCTTTATTTTCTAAATCTGGATTAGCTTTTGGAGGAGGAAAGTTTGGTGCTTTTATGGGTAAGTTTGCAATGAATTTAGGAATTGGTTTAGCTATCTCAGGAGTTAGTGAAATGTTATTTCCTTTACCCAAATCTCAAGATTTTAGTTCAGAAGAAGATCCCAGATTATCTTTTAGTTTCGGTGGAGTGCAGAATACATCAAGGGCTGGTACTCCAATACCAATAGTTTATGGTGAAATAATTACAGGAAGTGTTGTAATAAGTGCAGCAGTTGACACTAATCAGGTAGAAGCATGACAGACGAAATTAAAATTATTAAAGGTTCTGGAGGTGGTCCAAAGCCACCACCCCCTCCATACCGTGCTCCTGATACTTTACATAGCAGAGCTTTTGCTACCGTTCAAGATTTAATTTCTGAAGGTGAAATAGAAGGTTTTGCCTCTGCTTCTAAAGAAGGTCTTGTAAAAGGAACAACTGCTTATGAAAATGCAAGTTTAAAAGATGTTTTTCTTGATGATACTCCTATTTTAAATTCAAATGCTACTAGTTCAAATCCTGATAGTAGCGATTTCAATTTTACAGATGTAACTTTTAAATCTAAATTTGGAACGTCAAATCAAACTGCCATGAGTGGTATCCCTGCCGAAAGCAGATCTCCTACTGGTGTGTCTGTTGTTGTAACTACTTCTAATCCTGTGACAAGACAAGTTACGAACACAGATGTTGATGCTGTTATTGTTACTTTAACTTGGCCTCAAATACAAGTAGCAGAAGATGACGGAGATATAGTAGGTGATACAGTAGCTTATAAGATTCAAGTTCAATATAATTCTGGTGGTTTTAATGATATTATTTCAAGTTCTGTTAGTGGCAGAACAGCGGATGCTTATGCAAGAGATCATAGAATAAATATTACTGGTGATTTTCCTGTTGATATAAGAGTAGTGCGTGTTACAGCAGATAGCACAACTGATAATAGAGTAAATGCTTTTCAATTTACAAGCCTACAAGAAGTTATAGATAACAATTCCTCTTATCCAAATAGTGCTTATGTTGCTTTAAGGCTTGATAGTAAACAATTTAATCGTATTCCTACAAGAAAATATCGTATAAGAGGTATAAAAGTAAGAATACCAGGAGCAGGTGCTTCTAATTCTGGTACTCCTACTGTTGACAATGAAACAGGCAGAATAATTTATCCAAGTGGTTACATCTTTAATGGAGTTATGGGTGCAGCAACTTACACTAACTGCCCTTCTATGTGTTTACTTGATTTGCTTACTAATACTCGTTATGGATTAGGAAATCATATTACAGATAATAATTTAGATTTATTTAGTTTTGTAGCAGCAAGTAAGTTTGCTAATGAAGAAGTGGACGATGGCACAGGATCAGGAGCGAAAGAAGCTAGATTTAGTTGCAATGTAAATATACAAAGTCCAAAAGAAGCATTTGCAGCAATAAATGAATTGGCAGGTGTGATGAGATGTATGCCTATATGGTCCGCTGGTGGTATAACAATATCTCAGGATAAACCTACAACAGCCAGTTATTTATTTAACTTGGCAAACGTAGGAGAAGGTGGTTTTAATTACTCAGGTAGCAGTTTAAAAACTAGACATACTGTTATATCTGTCAGCTATTTCAACATGGACTCAAAGGAAGTTGACTTTGAAGTTGTAGAGGATGATACAGCTATATCTAAATTTGGAGCAATAGTAAAACAAGTCAAAGCCTTTGCTTGTACATCTCGTAATCAAGCTGCAAGATTAGGTCGTGCAATACTTTTCGCTGAGCAAAATGAATCTGAGACAATTACTTTTAGCACTTCTCTAGATTCTGGTATTGTTGTTAGACCTGGATCTGTAATCGAAGTCAACGATCCAGTTAGAGCAGGAGCTAGAAGAGGTGGTCGTATTGTAGCTGCTTCAACAACATCTATAACTATTGATGCAGTAACGGAAACTAATATACCTGCTTTGGGAGATAATCCAACTATTAGTGTTATTTTGTCTGACGGGACAGTTGAAACGAAATCAATTACAGATATAAATGGTGCAGTTTTAACAGTAAATGCTTTTTCTTCAGCACCTAATACAAATTCACCTTACGTTATTTCAAGCACAACACTTCAAACACAACTATTTAGAGTCATTCAAGTTGAAGAGCAAGATGAAGTTAATTATGTAATTACAGCTTTAACTTATGTTGAGGGTAAGTATAATTTTATTGAAAATGGAGTTGCCCTACCAACACGAAACATTTCATTACTTAATGCACCAGTTCCTTCTCCTAGTAACCTTACTGTCACGGAAAAAACTATTGTTATAAATAATATTGCTCGAAGTAAGTTAATTATTGATTGGCAACCTGTTCAAGGAGTAACTCAGTATTTAGTAAATTATAAATTTGAAAATAATAACTATGTTTCACAAATTGTATTTAGTAGTGATTTTGAACTTTTAGATACTAAAAAAGGTGAATATACTATCGAAGTATTTTCATATAATTTATCTTTACAATTATCTACTAATTTCACTACCACAACATTTATAGCAAAAGGTAAAACAGCATTACCAGAAGATGTTTCTGATTTAACTATTGAACCTATTAATGAACAATTTGTGAGACTTAAATTCAAGCAAGCAGTAGCGATAGATGTACTTCACGGTGGTCGTGTTTATGTAAGGCATACTAATCAAATAGGTGGATCTGCTAGTTTTCAATCAGCACAAGATATTGTTGAGGCTGTTGCTGGTAATTCAACAGATGTAATCTGTGCTGCACTTCCAGGAACTTATCTTTTGAAATTTCAAGACGATGGAGGTAGATTTAGTGTTAATCCCGCTAGTGTATCTTTATCCATTGTTGATATTCTTGATTCTATAGTTGTTAAAAATGACAGAGAAGATACAGATTCAACACCTTTTAACGGAACAAAGTCTAATGTTGTATTTGATTCAAATCTTGGTGGATTAAAACTTACAGATCCTACAGCAAATAATAGTGGTACTTATGACTTTGTAGAAACTCTTGATCTTGGTGGTATATTCTCTCTTACTTTAAAAAGACATTTTCAAGGGGTTGGTTTTTATGTTGGAGATCAATTTGATAACAGAACAGATTTAATTGATACTTGGACAGATTTTGATGGAACAGTGGCAAATGACGCTAACGCTAAAATAGCAGTTCGCACTTCAACTGATATGAGTTCCTATTCAAGTTTCAATGATTTTGCTAATGGAACATTTAAAGGCAGAGGATTTCAATTTAGAATTACTTTAAATACAGCAGATGTAGCACAAAATATGAGTTTACAGCAAGCTGGATACATAGCATCCATGCCTTCTAGAACAGAACAATCATCTGTTATAGCGTCTGGAGCAGGAGCAAAGGCAGTAACATTTACAGCCCCATTTTTTGTTGGAACGTCAGCTTTAGGTAATCTAAATAATTTCTTACCTTCTGTTAATATTTCTCCTCAGAATATGACTACAGGTGATTATTTTGAGCTTTCAAGTATATCTGGAACTGGCTTTACAGTTCATTTCAAGAACTCAATTGATGATAGTATTGATAGGAACTTTACCTACAGTGCTGTTGGTTTCGGCAAAGGAGGGTAACATGGAGAAAAATAGTTATTAACTATGGCTGACGTAACAAATTATACAATCGAAAATGCTTCTGGGGCGAATGTCAGAATTGATCTCAATAATGTTTTTGCTGCTATCCAATCAAGTAATTCTAAATCTACTGATTTAACTGCAAGTCAGTGTGTAGCTGGTATGCCTTTTTTAAATACCACCTCAAAAATTTTAAAAATTAGAAATAGTTCCAATGGTGGTTTTACAGAAATAGGAAATATTGATCAAGCAAATTTAGGTTTATTATCTAAATCAGGTGGAACCATGACAGGTCAACTTCTTATAGATGATTCAAATAGTGCATCAACACCAGCATTAAGTTTTGACACAGATACAGATTTAGGTTTATTCAGAAAATCTGCAAATGTGATGGGATTTAGTTCAAGTGGTACAGAACAACTTACATTTGATGGTAATGGTATAACTTTAAATAATGAAAATGAGATCAGATTTAGTGAGGCGAGTTCTAATGGAACGAATTACATAATATTAAAAGCTCCTGCATCGGTAACTTCTAATAGAACACTGACCTTACCTGACGCTGACGGAACTATTGCATTAGCTGGATCAAGTTCAATTACGATTGGCAGTACATCTGTAACATTAGGAGGAACAATAACAGATATTGCTGGACTTGGGAATCTTACACCGTCAGCAAACAATACAAAAGATTTAGGAAGCACAAGTTTAAGATGGAGAAATATTTATACAAATGATTTAAATTTATCTAACGAAGGTAGATCTAACGACGTTGACGGAACTTGCGGAAGTTATACTATACAAGAAGGAGCAGAGGACCTTTTTTTGATTAACAGAAGAAATGGGAAAAAGTATAAATTTAATTTAACGGAGGTTTTATAATGGCTTTATTTGCTAATGAAATAAATTTAGATGCAAACTATGGTTCAGAAGAAAAAGTTTTTGGAGTAAGGGTTTGGTGTCAACACAATAGTTCTCATTCTGTTTTAGGAAGTGGAGGACTTAGTTCTCTTACTGATAATGGTACTGGCGATTCAATTTTTAATTTTTCTAATACATTGCCTGATGCCAATTACTCTTTTGTAAGTGGTACAAGTCTTGGAAGTGCAGTTGCTAATCAACAGTTAATAGGTTTTAGTGCTACCAATTGCAGAACAAAAACTCGTTACTATGATTTAAACTCTTATAATTCAACAGTAACAATGATGTTAGTGAGGTAAGATGAGCAGAATTATTTATTTAAATGAAGATGGTATTGCTGCTATTATAAATCCGATTACAACTGAGATTAATTTAGCAACAGGAAAAAACTTCACTGTTGAAGAGATTGCAAAAAAAGATGTACCAACAGGAAAAAAATATAAGATAGTAGAAGATTCTGATATCCCAACAGATCGTAGTTTTCGTGATGCTTGGGTTGTTGATGAAACAAATCTTACAGATGGAGTTGGTGAATGAGTATTATTAAAATAGATATGGCAAAAGCTAAAAAAATTCATAAAGCTTATATTAGGTTTGCAAGAGAAGATAAACTTGCAGAACTTGATATTGAGTTTCAAAAAGCACTGGAGACAGGAGCTAATACAACTGATATTGTTGCCAAAAAACAGGCTTTAAGGGATGCACCTGCTGATAGTGCTATAGAAGCAGCTACAGATGAGGCTGCATTAAAAGCACAATGGAAAACTGATATGCTTGGTAAATCACCTTATGAATCTTCACACAGCTAATGGCAATCGAACCAGGTACATATAACTTCACCCTCCAAAGGAGATCGGATCATAATATTCCTCTTTTATTTAAGGACTCAAATAATGCTCCAATAAATTTAACAGGCTTTACTGTCGCAGCACAAGTTTGGGAGGAGACACGCACTACAAAATTTGCTGATTTTTCTGTTGCATATACAGATAGAGTTGCTGGATCAGTATTAATTGGTTTAACAGTTGCACAAACTACAACCTTTACTCCTGACATATTAAAATATGATGTGTTATTAATTGATTCAGCAGGAGTGAAAGAATATTATTTAGAAGGTACAATATTTATGAGTGAAGGTTACACAACTGCATGACTTCTGTAAACATTACAACGGAAAAAAATACCGTTACAGTTAATGGTGAAACTAATGTAGTAACTATTGCTACTAGAGGTCCGAGAGGACCATCTTTTGCCACAAGTAGTACAGATCTTAATGACAACAATAA